CTGAACAGTTCAGTCCTCCGCAGGTTTACCACAATGATATGCTTGCGCTGCGAGCTTTTGAGGGTATAGTTAACGATGATAAAATGCTTATTAAAAAATATCCTGAAGATTTTACTTTGTATTATGTTGGCAATCTCGGTGACAGCGACGGTCGCTATTACGTTGAGAATTGTGACGAGTCCCACGTTCCTGTCATGGTTGGTCGCGCCATAGAATATGTGCAGTCTGTTGACAATGATTCTACTAAATGATAATCTAATAAAGAGCGTATCAGAAAAAGGACGATCTCACAGAGATCGTCTTTTTTTTGTACGCCACGCTCGCCGCGTCTAGGCGCCTGCGAAAGGAGGTGAAACTATGAAGTTTAGGACAGCTTATGATCCTGTAGAAGAACATGATCATTGTGGCATTGAGTTTACCATGCCCTCTCTCACGGTCCAGGACGAGAAAGATGAAACTGATATTAACTATATTGTCAATAAGTATGCAGACGGTCAGAAAGGTATTATGACTCTTGATCTTGGTGATAGTTCGCAATACGCTTATCTGCAGTTTGGAGATGCAACACTCCCTGGCGACTACAGCACAGCGTTAGAGCTTGTGTCTGGAGTTCGCGAAGAATTCTATAGTTTACCCGCTTATGTTCGAGCTAAATTCGGTCACGATCCTATGAATTTCATCGACCGATTGAATGATCCTGCAACGCTCGAATATCTCCGGCAGCAAGGTCTGTATGGCAGCAATGATACCTTTGATGAACCACAACAGTCCGTAAGTAGTAAACAATCACAAGAAAAAAGTAACACTTTAGAACAAAATAATGAAGAAACACAAAAATAGGCGTCACCGAAGCCAGTTACTTACTTGATGTAACTGGCGTAGGTGACGCAAAAATAATCTACAACCTAATAATATTTTGCTTTAGGTTAATTATTAGGTTTACACTTCGAAGAAGGTGAAATTTTGGCTCGAAAAAAAATAAGAGTTCGAGGGCATCGCTTCAGCGATGCTCCTGCAATGTACATGAAAAGGACTAAGTTCGACCGTTCCCATGTTTATAAGACAACTTTTAATTCAGGCAAGCTTATACCTGTATTTGTTGATGAGGTTTTGCCTGGCGATACTACTAGGATGTCTGTTAATTACTTTGCTCGATTGGCTACTCCTATTAAGCCTATCATGGATAATATTTATCTGGACTGGTTTTTCTTTTTTGTCCCAAATCGCCTTGTTTGGGAACACTGGCAGAATTTCTGTTTCGAGCAGGAAGACCCTGGTGTTAGTACTGATTATGTCATCCCTACTGTTACTGCTACTGGTAACTCTGATAATGCTTATATAGGCTCTCTTTGGGACTATTTTGGTTTGCCCGTGAATACGTCTGGTAATTTATCTGATATTAGCGCTCTTCCATTTCGTGGTGTTTACCTTATTTGGAATGAATGGTTTAGAGACGAAAACCTCCAGAAACCCGTCAAGATTCAGAAAGGCGATACCAACGAAGTATTGAACTCTGCTCGATCTGCTGAACAGCCTTCTTGGGTTTTCACGTCAGGCACCAGTATTGTTCCCGGCTTGGCCTGTCCGCCTCGCGGTAAGCGTCATGATTACTTTACTTCTGCTCTGCCTTGGACGCAGAAAGGACCCGGTGTATCTATAGGCCTTGCCGGTACCGCTTCCATAGTTGATCCTTCGCCTGTTACAGGCTATTTTGTTGCGCAGAATAATCAGGATTTAGGCGCTGCTCAGTTTTCTGAAGATGGCGGCGTTCATAGTGTTTATACTGGAAGCGGTACATTACAGTATCAAGGTGGTTATAGTGTTTCTATAGCTGGTCACTCTATTAACGGTTCTGGTTTAAATGTTGTTGCTGCTAAACCCGGTTCTTCTTGGCTTTCCAAGGATTCTTACGCTGATCTTGATAGTTCAAGTATGTTTACCATCAACAGTCTTCGTACTGCCTTCCAAATGCAGAAGTTCTACGAACGTCTTGCTCGCGGTGGTAGTCGGTATACAGAAGTGCTTCGCTCTTTCTTTGGTGTAGTTTCTCCTGATGCAAGACTGCAGCGTCCTGAATTCTTAGGTTCTTTCACCAAGATGGTTAACGTCAATCCAATAGCTCAGACTTCTGCGACTGACAACACCTCTCCTCAAGGCAACCTTTCTGCATATGGTGTTACTGCTGCCAAATTCCATGGCTTCACTAAATCCTTCGTTGAACACGGCTATATTTTGGGCTTTGTATGCGCCCGTGCCGATCTTACTTATCAGCAGGGTATTAACAAGATGTGGCTTCGCTCTACGGTTTATGATTTTTATTGGCCGACGTTTGCTCATCTTGGCGAACAGGCTATTGAGCTTCGTGAGATCTATGCTCAAGGTTCTGAAGCTGATACTACTGTTTTTGGCTATCAGGAACGCTATGCCGAATATCGCTATAAACCTTCGCAGATTACAGGCAAGTTCCGCAGCTCTGTAGTTGGTGGTAACCTTGACGTTTGGCACCTTTCACAGTTCTTCAATAACGCTCCCACTCTAAACGAGGAATTTATTATGGAAAATCCACCTATTGAGCGCATTATCGCTGTTCCCAGTGAGCCTGAGTTCTTGCTTGACATAGGCTTCCGTTACACTACTGTGCGTCCTATGCCTATGTTTGGCACACCTGGTCTTGTTGATCATTTCTAAAAGGAGCTGGTTATGTGTCTTGGCTTTCTAGTACTTTAGGCAGTGTCGCTGGTTCTGTTCTTGGATCTGTAGTTCAGAATCATTACAATTCCGCTAATGCCGCACAGGCTAACGAGTGGAACGTTGAAAATTATAAACATCGTTATCAATGGGCTGTAGAAGATATGCGCAAAGCTGGTCTTAATCCTGTTCTTGCTGCAACTAATGGTATAGGCGGTTCTATATCTGGAGCTTCAGCTGCTTCTGTAGGTATGAGTGATATTGGTTCTACTATGAACTCTGCTAAAGCCGCTAGTGCCGCTGAAAGGCAGGCTAAGAATGCCGAGCACCTTGCAATATCTCAAATTGATAAAAACGTCGCAGAAGCCGATTCTGTGCGTCAGAGCACCCATGGTACAGTTCTTCAGAATGGTATTCTTGCAAATGATCTGAATCTTCGTGAGCAGACTTATGAAAAACGTCTTGGTTATGAGCTTGAAAAGATGAATTTGGAGCTTGAAAACCTTCGTCTTCAGGGTTCTTACCTTAGTTCTGGTGTTTTAAACAACATTGCTTCTGCTAATCGTGCTAATTCTGCCGCCGCTTTTGATAATATTCAAACTGAAATGGCAGGTATGGAACGTGATTTCTATAAAAATATTGAAAGTCTTACAGGTGCTCCTAGGTCTGTCGCTAGCGGTGTTGGTTCTACTGTCAAAAACGTTATAGGCTTTCTCGGAGGTCGCTATTTTGGAAGGAGATAATTTTTATGTCTAACAAAACTACTATGATTCTGACTTTTATTGTTTCTGTTGTTGTTCCCTTCATTCAGGAAGTTGTGGACCTGATTGAAGCTCTGAAAGGTAGAGCTTCTTCGAATACTGTTACTGCTAAAAAAGTTGCTTCGGACTTTCAATCCGATGTTGCGCAGCTTGTTGAGCCAGTTGCTAATAAGAATGATTCTAAAAAAACTAGCCGTTTTTTCGGTTCTTGGAGGGATGCTAAATGAGACGGCGTCGCTTATCTAAACGAGGTTCTCGCCGTCTTTTTCGGCGTACCTCCAGATCTCGTCGTAGAAATTTTAAGAGAGTAGGACGAGGTGGATTTAGGATTTGACATTCTGATTTAATCCTGATACAATCGGTACAGGTGATTAATATGGTTTGTTATAATCCTATTCTCATGTACCCAGTCGAAGGAGCTGTTACGAAAAATGGAAAGCAGCATTATAGTTTTTACGGTAGCCTTGCCACTCACCCTGAACTTGCTGGCGATAGCCGTTTCATTCGTTGTTCTTGTAAACAATGCATCGGTTGTCGTCTCGAAAATAGTAGACAATGGGCTGTCCGTGCTGTTCACGAAGCCCGTTCTTCGTCTTCTGCTTATTTCGTTACTTGCACTTTTGACGATTATCATTTGCCACGTGATAAAAGCTTAAGCAAAAAATTTCATCAGACTTTCATGAAAAATCTTCGTCGTGAGTATGGTAGTGGTATTCGTTTTCTCGGCTGTGGTGAATATGGTGAACTTCATGGTCGCCCCCATTATCATTACATCTTGTTTAATATTGATTTTGATGACAAAATTTTTCGGTTCCGTTCAGACGGTTATAGCACTTATACTTCTGCTCGTTTTGCCAAGGTTTGGAAGTACGGCATGCATCTTATTGGTGAGTTTAGCTTTGATTCTGCTGCCTATGTCGCTCGCTATATAGTCAAAAAACAGACAGGCAAAGACGCTCCTTCTCACTATAATGGTCGCATTCCTGAATTCATGGTTGCTTCTAATCGTCCTGGCATAGGTGCCAAATGGCTCGAAGAGCATGGCGAAGAATGCTATGCTAACGATTATGTTGTTATTAACGGTAAGAAGATGCGTCCTCCTCGTTATTATGATAAGAAGTTCGATGAAACGCATCCTCACTGGATGGAGTTTATTCGCAATAACCGTATTGAGAAGATGCTTCATAACTTGGAGAACAATACTTTTGAGCGTTTGGTTGACCGTTGCCGTGTCCAGGAAGGTAAATATAAACATTTTCTTGGCAGAAAACTTGACAAGGTATTGTGACTGTGTTATCATTAAGTCGGAAATGAGGTGATACTTATTAGTGAATTTGAAGCTGTTAGTAATTTCTGTTGTAAGCGTAATATTACTTTTTATTATACTTTTCGTGGAAGTAAATATGCCGCTTACCGTTTTAAACCTGATGATTCTAAAGTTATTCGCCTTGATGATGACTATTATGTTATATCAGCTATGTTATATCTTATGATTCGCAGGTATTTAGTTGCACTTAGAAAAGGAGATGGTTCCGCTGAGACTTTATTCCATTTATGATTCCAAGGCTGAACAGTTCAGTCCTCCGCAGGTTTACCACAATGATATGCTTGCGCTGCGAGC